AATGTCTGGAGAGTGACCTTCTCAGGGTCGCGCTCGGCAGGATTGACGGCTTTGATCAGCGCGTTGACACTAAGTCTCTCCATCAGAGACTTTGGTGCATTAGTGGAAGAATATTGAATGGTATCATAACCATCCAGATGCCATTGGGAAATTGAGTTATGAAGCTCTTTTGCCCATTTAGGCACCTTAGGGTCTAATCCCTGCGTAGAGAATTTCTCTACATTCTGGAGCGATCCCTCTGTACTGAGAATGTACCTAGGTTTCAATGGGTAGCTAGTCGACTTGGTCACAAGTTGGCTGCAGAATTCTGCATACCGGTCTGATTCCATAGCCTTTTCGCTATTGATTTTTCCGTTATATGCGGTCACCCACTCCATATACGCATCTGCGTACCGGGATTCGATGATAAGATCATCACCAACCACTGCAAAGTGGTTTGGGGTGTACTTACCATCTACCTGTTTGACGGCGCACCTAGCCATCATGGCATTCATTTCGGAGAGAACAGGGAATGAAGGTCTCAAGCCCAAAGGCTGACCAACAGACCAACTGATCTGTCCTGTGTGACTGCCAATAAGATCGGCAACGTATCCTGGTATGGTCCAAGGACACGAGCTGGTGTCTTCGAATAACTCGAGACTCCGACTAAGTAACGGGAACTTATCAGGTTCCTGGTATACCTTAGCAAAGGCTTCGTGTAGGAACTTTGAGTAGTCAAGGCGATCACTCGCCGCAGACATGTCAAAGCTGTTCAGCCTAACTCCCTGACGGAGCTTGGACTGGGCCCACTCTAGGCCGCCTGCTTGGTTAAGAACATAGCATTCAGGTATTCTATAGAACACCTTGGCTAATGCTTCACCAAGCGGGAAGTTTGCATACTGAACCAATCGATTAGGATTGGCTACCGTACGCAGTTTCCCTTTGCCCTGCTCTAGGAATCCAATAGATCCCACAGAGTGTGCAAATCCGAAAACTGGGTCGAACAAGTCGCCCTTATCGGCAAGGTATGCTTCGTCATCAAACATTGACGACCCGATCTCTGCCTCGTCCTGGAGACGATAGTCTCCAAGCTTAGCATCGATCAATTCTTCCAGACTAGTGACTAGGTCTTCATCGAATTCAGGCTGTCCCTGAGCCAAAAGGCCGGGTAGCCCGATATCTTTGAAGAACTGCCACACGAATAGTGGAGCGGTGCTCACGGAGAATCCGTAAGCCGACAGAAGAGAATAGGGATCCTTCTTTTCAGGAGAAAACTTATCTCTTCGCACGTTGACATACTTACCAGAGCCTGGAATGTTGGTACCGGTTACATCCGATACACTAAACCAACCTCTTTCAGTCCATCTCCGTGCAATGTCTGTCTCGAGAAACCTACAAACCTTCTCGGGATACTCAAAGAGTACCTTACGATTGGGGTCGCTTGTCCTCTGACATCTGACTCCATCCTTCCACTTAAGTAACTGCTTTTCTGTAGGTATCGCGAGTTCGACGGCCTTGCTTATGCTTCCGCATACAGCAAAGAACGTCTTATCGTTATACTTCCATAAGGCTGCCCCTAATGGGTCAGTCGGGCGAGTTACGCCGTGGTCTACCCTGTAACGATGCCAATCTGGGTGATACTGAGTATCACCAGACATTTGCATCTTTCTCCAATCGGTAAGATCGGAGATTCTACGGAGTAGAAATTCCGGACCAGAAGCACTCAATTGTTTCGCAATTGCGTTCTCAATTTGGTGTTCCTTCCTTGGTTCGATTCCTAGTGACTGGACTGACTTGCAGACTGCGGTTTGTATTGTGGTTATTTCCATAATACTACACCATCCTTTCTATAAAGAAATGTTTGGTGCCCGGGCTGTTCGTCAGAAACAGCGCGCCGGAACTTCACTTTAGAAGTTCCGCCAAATTGGCGACAATTGTCG